CTACAGTGTCTACACTGAGATTTACTACAGTAGCTCCAATATATTTACTCATTATGTTTGCTCCAATGCACTCACTATTACATCAGCACTACTTGCTGTATTAGATGTTACCTTTACAGTATCCGTTGTTTCTGCAATTATTTTACCGTCTAAAACAGATATTGCAGAGTTTGCAGGTACAGGTACTTCTTTTACAACGTGTGTGTCTGCAACCTTTACAGTGACTCTTATTTGACTGCTTGTTACATTAGCTATATTACAACCAATGATAACTGAAGTAGTACTTGATGGTACGGTGTAGATTGTTGTTTCTGAAGTGCCTACAGCCGAACTACTTACATAATTTTTAAATGTGTTTGCCATATTATTTTACCCTAAAGCTATTGCGAATGCAAGTGCAGAAGCATCCGATGTTGTTGTAGTTCCAGATGTTGCAGCGTCTACATATGCAGTTGTTGCTAACTTTGTACTATTATCACCCTGACTTTGTGTTACACCTGTAGCTGCTGATGCAACAGTTCCACTCATTGCACCACTAAAAGTAGTAGCAGCTATTGTTCCTGTTACTGTTACACCACTAGCACTTGTTACTAATACATCCGAATTGTTATATTTTAGTTTAACGATACCAGTGCCATTCGGATTTATGTCAATGTTTCCATTGGTATCTGTTGATGTAATAGCGTTACCGTTAATATTAACATTATCTACATCAAGATCAGTATTAATTACAACAGTGCCTGTACCATTAGGTGACAGGTTAATGTTACCGTTGCTGTCAGTAGAAGATACTGTGTTTCCATCTACGTTAAGATTACCAACACTAATGTCTCCACTAACATCTACACCATCTGCTGTTGTTTCTATTTTCTTTACATTATTATGATATAAGTTAACTGCACCGTTAACATCCATATCCATATACTTTTCAGTACCAGTATTACTCTGTACTGTAATACCGTCACCTTGTACTGTAAGCTCACCTGTAGTGTTTACAATACTTGTGTTTGTACCATCATGTTTAATTGTAAGGTCATCACCTGTACCAAAAACAGCACTAGCGTTATCAGCAAAGTCTAATGCGTTAGCACTAGTATCCCAAGTCATATTAGCTGACGCACCAGTAAATAGTATGTCACCATCTGACTTGATACGCATACGTTCAGTTGCTGCAGCACTTGTATTTGTTTTAAAGATAAGAGCAGTAGAGTTATCTGCAGCACCAAAGTTAGCTTCTGCTTGTGCTTCGATCTCAGCACCTACTAGGATAGCGTCTGTACCACTATCTTCTAGAGGAGCGTTAAAGCTAATCTTACCAATTGTATTACCACTGTCTACAGAGATGTCAGATGTTTGTAGTGATAACTGAAAGCCTGTTGCTGCTGTTGCACCTAGTCCTGTGTCTGCTACGTGTGTAAGTTTAACATCATCGTCTGCACCAAATGTAAGAATAGAGGCATCACTCTTTAGTCTTACATCATCTGTCATAATAACTTCTGGTGAAGTTAGTTTGACTGTTGTATCTGCTGCGACATCTAGTTGACCATCTGCACTTGAGTTAATAGACAAGTCTGCATCACGAAACTGTAGTTTGTTATTTGTAGCAACAGACATGTCTCCACTAAAACTATCTATATAAGCAACACCGTCAATGTATATATCTTTAAACTGTAGTGACGTTGTACCTAAATCTAACCCTGCGTTTGTGCTAGGATTAATAGATGTGGATGTTGCTACTAGCTGTTGGGCAGGACCAATAACTGTAATAGCAGCACCTTCTGCAGCAGTACCATCGTGGGTGTGACCAGAGGATGAATTAAATGCAGCTTCAATGGCATCATATTCACCGTCAAAGTCAGCAGCGTTAATAACGTTACCGTCAGCAATGTTATTTGCTGTATCGTTCCTGGTGTAACCTGTTCCCATGTTTTTACCTTCTCGTGTTTGTAGCGTATTCTAGTGTTATAGCGTCTAAAGAAAATGGTGGATCTGTACTGTCTGATGTATACTGTAGGGATACAACAAAAGCTGATCCTATAATTTGTGTTTCAAACAGTGTTTTTAGTTTAGAACTATACACGGCTGTTGATCCAAAAGTAGCCTGACCCATAAAGGCAACTGTTCCTGTAGCATTGTTAAAGTCTATCTGTGTTGGTTGAACGCTATTCTTTTGGTCAAAGTCTAGTTTTAAACTTACATCAAACGAAACACTACCTTGTGGGTCTGTATATAAAAACATTTTGTAGAATGTCTTACGTACCCTTGGATCATTAATTGGCATATACGGTGTAGCAAAAGTAGTCTGTACATTACTACCACCAAAACTATTACCTTCTTCCATCTGGTATAGGTAACCATCATTATTAGCAAAAACAATTGTCTCTGAGTTTTGATAAAACCTACTGTCTGCTACGTATGCTCTTATTCCTCTTATATCTGCCCATGACATTCCCTCACCACCTTGACCTGCCATCTGTGTGCCAAGTATACCTTGTGCGTTAGCTTGAGCAATATTATTATTATAACCTAGTATTCTATATTGTGATTTATTACGTATAACTACACTAGTAAAAGATGTGTTAGCTGTAATAAAATCTGTTACTTCTTTCTGTATTGTTTTAGATACAACACCTAGTCCAAAGTCACCAATTCTTTCTGTACCACTTAGAAGTCGTAGGCCATCTGGACCAAGGAACATTATGTCACCACCAACTTCTTGTATTGTATCTTTGTCTACACAACCTATGTCTGTGGTTACTGGTTGTAGGTTAAAGTCACCTATAGTATTTCCTACTAGTTGGAATATAGATGACTCAGTAAAGATAATAAGTTGTTGTCTAAATACTATTAGACCAGTGATGTTCGCTCCTACAGATATTGTACCAGAACCATTAGCTGCTGTAAAGTCAGTATCTGTAAAAGGAGCAGTAAATGTTAGTAGATTATTCTTTCCAAAGAACAACTGATTTTTAAAACTTACTACAAACTCTGCTGCTGTTACATCTGTAGGTGCATCGTTAAGTGCTGTAAATAAAGAACCGTTATACAGTGCTGGAACGTTAACACCATCAACAATAGCTATTTTTTCCGATCCTGTATAGTTATACCTAGAAAATCTAGTTTTACCAGCACTTTCTCTTGACGTACTTAAAAAAGTTATAGCAGCATTATCTGCTGGTGAACTAGCTAGTGCAGGGTCAATTGCTACTGTAGCTCCACCTGATGAGACTGTTGGTGTTGCAGTTACTGTATATATCTTGTCTACACCTGCAATTTTAAATACATCACCTAGTTGTGGTGTAGAGTCTAATCCATCAACAACTAAACTACTACCTGTTTGTGATGCACCATTTACTAGTACAGTTCCATATACTGGTACATTTACAAGTGTATACCCAGTACCAGATGTTTTAACTAGGCTTTCATTTCTAGCTACGATAACTGAGTCAAGGAATACACCACAACCTATTGTAAGATGACTAGTAGTTGTGCTTGTAAACTCTACATCATCTCCGTTAGCAGGTGAGGCAGTAAGAGCAGGTGATATACCTATTGTTGCTCTATTATCATCATCATCAAAAGTAATACTTGCACCAACAGTATACTCAGTTTTAAACTCTAGTGCAGTATCATCTGTAAGGACTAGTGATAGAGTATCAGCAGCACTACCTATTGTAACATTTGGTGATGAAAAAGCTTGTACTGTTGTGCCTCTTGGTATACCAGTTCCAACAACTTCCATGCCTGTTTGTATTGTTCCTACTACACCGTCTACTGCAAACGAAGTAGTTTTAAAAGTAAACTGTAAAGATAAGTTATCTGCTACAGTTACATTACTGGACAGTACTACGGTAAAATTACCAGTTGCTCCTGCTGTAACACTAGATACTGTGACGTTACTCGGAATACCTACGCCTGTTAAAGTTTGACCTTTTGCTATAGTACCTGAAGCAACAGTATCTACTATTATTGTGTTACTTGCTGTTACTGCACCATTAACAAGAGCAGTAGGTCCATTTGCAGAAGCAGTACTAGATGCACCATTTATGTTTGCAGTAACATGTACTAGTTTAAACTTATCACCTTGTTCTGGTGTCTGTCTAATGTTTGCAATATTTAAAGTTGTACCAGTTTGACTTGCACCGTGTACGACAGGTATACCGTATGGTGGTATTGTATCTAAGTCATACTTTTCATATCCTAGTATTCTTTTGTAGCCACCTTCAATAGACGGCTCAAAGTTTCTTAGTATTCTTGCAGATCCAGGCATTTCTATACCTTGCTGCAAAGGACTCATATTACTTATAAGCCCACCACTAAACTTAATGGGATATGTTTGGCGATTTGTAGGCATCTATATTACGTAACTCTAGCGTTAGTTGCTAACGTATTACTTAAAACAGTAGACCTTACATAGTCATACCTGTTTATGTAAAGACTTCTCATTTGTTTTATTTCTTGTTCAAACCTTTGTTGAACTATAGCTGCTTCTTGTCCTTCACCTCTAAACAAGTACGCAAAGTGCATAGCTCCGTTTACAATAACATATCTAAACTGTTCAGGTATAGTTGGTACGTCTGTAGAATTAATTAGGTCAACAGGTAGTCTATAGTATTCATAGACAACAGTGTAGGCTTTATCTGGTGGTTGAACGATAGCGTACTCTTGACTGGGAGTTTTAACTACGAATGCAGGAACTTGTCTTATACCAGTAGATGTGTTGTACTCTATGTCTACATAACTTTCTAAGTATTCTTCATAAGAAAGAGGTTTTAGTTTTACAGTAGCATTACCTAGTGTAGCATCACGTTTTATTCTAAAGCTGTCAAAGTCTAGCACCTTAGCATCAGAGGGAAATGCATACCTAACTAAACCAGCAGTTAATACTTCCTCTTCTTCGACATGATTAAAAGGCCATTCAAACTCATGTTGATTAATAAATCTAAGTGATGCATTAACAGCATCTTTAATCATTGAGTACTCGCCTTTAGCTGTGCTAAAGTTAGTAGCTGTTAGTTCTACTTCATTAAGCCTACGGTTTACGTCATTGACTAGTCCAATATAATCATAGGCCATATTAACGTTCCTTCAGTCTTAACTTAATACTACGCTCTGCAGTACTTCCTGTATCATCTGTCATCTGACAAAAGAAAGTATACTCTACATTGTTTGATCCACCAGAAATATTTATTGTTGCAACAGTGTTAGTATTTGTTTGAGATACATTCTGTATTGTATCTGTTACTGCACTGCTAGAAGCAGAAGTAAGATTAGCCCCTGCATTTAATTGTGTTTTTACATTGTAAGTATTAGACTTAACAAACCATATCACTGAGTTAATTGTAGCTGTATCTAAAAATCTAGACCAGTCTACACTATAGTCTAATGTTTCATCAGGGTCTTTACTAGGCCAACGGAAACTCATTTATTAATCCTCATTTGCGTACACAACTCTATCGGCTGATGTCGGCTTTCTTTCTATAGATACAAGTCTATCTTGTGCTTTAACTAAGACAGTTCTATCTCTAGAGCTAGACGTATTCTTAGTATTTACAAAGACTAATCTTTTTTCTTGCTTTACTAAAACTGTTCTTTCTGCTGGTGTTGATGGCATTATGCAGCCCTCGGCAATAAAACAGTTCTTCTTTTATTATATCTATGTTTAACCGCTTCGTAATCAAATTGAATTGATGATACGTTTGCTATTGGTAAATTTATTACAGCAGAAGCAGATGCACTTGCTAGTTTTTCAGTAACACCTACGTTGATACTACCTATAGATACTGTTGCAGATACACTTTGTAGTGATTCGTCTACTACTGGTTCTGGTGCATTTATCGAACCAGTTAATTCTAGTCCTGTAATTGGTGGTGTAGCAGTTGCGCTAGTAGTTACTGCACGAGCAACAGATGTACCAACTACTGTTCCTAGTGTTTTTGATAGGTTTGGTTTAACAGTACCTACTGTAAATGTAGCTGTTACACTAAGTAAATCTTCAGAGGTCTTAGCTTCTACTGTACCTATTGCACCTGTAGCAGATACGCTTGCTAAACTTTCGTCTACATTTACTTTGAGTGTACCTATTGAGCCTGTAGCTGATACACTAAGAAGGTCTTCATCTACTTGTGGCTCTACTGTGCCTATTGCACCTGTGGCAGATACACTACCTAATTCTTCTGCAACATTTTCTTTTACTGTGTTTATGCTACCTGTAGCACTTACACCAGTAAGTGTTGCACTATTTCCTACTCCTACAGAACCTATTGCACCTGTTGCTGATACACTGAGTAGGTTCTCAGATATGTCAATTTCAAAACCACCAACGCTTACAGTTTCTATTGCGCCAGTTGCACTAACTCCTGATAAGGCTACATTGGGTGATACTTTACCGTATCTAGCAGACCCATGCCTACCTGTACCATACAGGGCATCAGAGGAGTCATAGAAAGACATTTATTAAGCAATACGTATTACGGCTGTACTCGCTGCTGCTGCAGGAAATTCTATAGTCAAGTCACCTGCTGTAGCACTTACAGTACCACCAAAAGAAATTACGCATATTGCTTTGTTTGAAGCAGAAGAGTTATATATAATACAACCTGC